TAGATCCTTTAATTGATAAACCTAAATCTTTTTGAGCTTGAGGTAATGCTGCATTGGCAGTATCAATAAAGTTAACATAAGGTTCACCAGTTCGGTATCTTGTCTCTAATACTAATTCCCATAGTTTACGAGCATCTACCATTTCACGAACTGATTTATCGTTAGGATCTAATAAACCCCATTGTTTGCCGTCACGTACTGCTTCCATAAAGGCATCAGTTAAATTAACGGCATGATGAAGATTTAAATTCTTTCTGTTTACGTCTCCTGTTGGAATACGCATATTAATAAATTCTACAATATCCGGATGGTCAATATCCATATAAGCTGCATAAGAACCTTTTCTTGTACGTCCTTGACGATACGCAACCATGTCAGCATCAACTGTATGTAGAAACGGCATCGGTCCTGGAGCCTTTTTAGATACTGCTCGAATATCAGACCAATGACCACCTACTCCACCACCTTTTACTGATAACCATCTTAACTCTGCTGTGTGATCAATTAATCCATCTAATGTATCAGGTACATATGTTAGGAAACAACTAATAGGTAATGCTTTTGCCTTTTCTCCTTTTAAGACTGCATTAGAAAGTACAGGAGAAGAATACATAAACCAACCTTCAGAAACATAATCGTATATTCTTTGTGCAAGTTTTAAATTACCACCACAGAACGCAACCGCTGCTCGAGCATAAGCCATTTGAGGAGATCTTTCATCGTCTCGACAATAATAGTCCTTTAATAGTTTAAATGACTGTTCCCCTAATTTCTTGTCTCTGCCTGTTTGTATTTCAATACCTAGATGTTGCATTCTTTACTCCGTTATTATTCTTGTACATATTCTTTGGTTAAGGGAAAGATATTGGTAATTACTCTTGCGCATTCTACAGCAAGATCCATATGTTCTAACTGAGTACCGTTTCCTGATCGTAATTCAATATAGTGAATCCATGATCTTAGTGTACCATTGACATATAATCTTGAGACTGTATTGCCTTCTGGTAAAACCGCTCTTGCTTGTTCTTTTGCGATTCCTTTATCAATTGCCCATTTATATAATTTTTCTGTTTCGCGAATGAACTGCATTTGCTTCATTCTCCAATCTTCTGCTATTCTTCTTTGACCTTCGTCGTCTTTATCAACAGGAATACTGTTTTGACGATTCTTTGTATCTTGGAACCTTGCTTCGCGTGGAATCATTTCTAAATCTTCAAGTGGGTTTGCGTATCTTTGGCTAAACTCTTGAAAGGAGAAACTACGATGTCTTATAAGTTGACGAGCAATATCTCTTGTCGTTTCAACTTCTAAACAAACACTGACCATTTCCAAAGGTGACCAATGTTTATGCTTGATTAAATAATTAACAAGCTTACTATTTGTTGCTGTGTTATTTTGATTATTAGGATTACTTACTCGAGCACAATATGCTACTAAACCTAATAAGGAATTATCTCCGTCCATTAAATCTTTTGGAGACCCTACAATCGCAGGTACTTGACTATGGCTAATCAATTTTACTTTCATTATATATTATGTCCTTTTCCATTGTTGAAATTTCAATTTAGCTTCCAAACCTCTATATGTTATTGTTCTCATCAAACTCTCAACGCAAGATATACTTCCATCAAGAACCATTTCATTTATATCTTTGCCTGGGACATTGTGTGGCCATATCACAACACTGTGTCCTGCATCGATTATACGTTCCATCCTTTTATGAATCTCTAAGTTACGAGGTTCAGCATCAAAGACAAAGACTGCATTATCCACCTTTTCAAGCGAATTGGTATTTCCATCTGCTCCATTCATTGCGATTGCATTTGATAAAAACATACTATCAAGTGCACCTTCAACCACATAATACTTTTCGTTAAAGTTTACTTTGTCCAGTCCATACAACTTTGGTACTTCTTCGAACATAATAGTAATATAACGAAGGAATGCATCAGGGTCCATTGACCTTGCTGATACTCCGAAACAATTGCCGTCTTTATCTAAGAACGGTATTACAAGTCGAGCTTCATCTTTCTTAACGTTCTCGAACTTATTTGGTACAATCTCATTGATCCATTCTTTAAACTTAGGAGCAAAGTAAAGTCGATAATGGTGCTTAGAAGGAATGGACCTTTTATCTATATATTTCTTTACTGGGTGATTATAATCAAGTTGGCTGATTTTTTTTAACTTTTTTAATGGATCCGAACGAGAGAATTGTGGTTCGGTAAATTTGGTTGTCTCTAGAGTTGATGTTGCTGTTTCGACCGTGTTATTTGCTTTGCCAATGAACTTCTCGGCAACATAATCATTGTATGCCAATGGGTCAACAACCTTAAGGAAATTACCGAAGATATGGCTTGCACCACAATTGTGACAATAATAAAATAACTTATTCTCACGTTCGAGGAGCCAGCCTCGCGCTTTAGATTTATTCTTTTTAGAATCCCCACACAAGGGACAACGAAAGTTGATCTTGTATGGGTTTGTGTTTTTGATACGATATCTGTCCAGTCTCCCAGCTAAATGTTGGGCGTACTGAATATCAACAAAGTCAAGCATAATATAAAAATCCGAAAAAATCTGTTATTAGTGTATATTATAACAAATTAACAACGAGATGTCAACCAAATAATTTAGGTAAATCCAATTTAGTGACAATGAATATGACAATCGCTCCCATACCCATCATGTACCATTTCCATCTATCAAGGCTGGTTACTCTACCTTCCATCTCAGATATACGTTTATCAAGATTACCGTTTAGTTTACTCAACGCAACCATGATTTCTTCATTGCGTTCTTTACGGTGTTGAGCGTTGTTATCAGATAGTCTTTGATGATCTTCTCTTGAAGAACTTCTGTATTGTTCTAACCTATCGTGAACAATTGCCAAATCTTTTTCTATTTCGACTTTGGTTTGTTTTATATCAATATCTAGGTTTTCAATTTTTTCAGCAACGTTATTTAGTATCTCGTGTTGTACTGCAACGCGCTTGTCTCTATCAGCAGACTTTTCAATGATGTACTCGTACTTAGAGAAAAACTTCTCTATTTGTTTTATGTCCTTTTTAATTAAGGCTACATCGGTTTTTACACCAGAAATGTTCTGATCTATATCGCTCATAAGCTTAGTGTCTCTGTATTACTGCTATTATATCACAAAGTACATAATATGTCAATGGTATTTATAACCATCACAACTTGATTTGGGTCTGTTTAAAGATATATCTTTTTTATTTCTTCTCTACTGCAAGACCTGCAGCAGGTTCGTCATCAATCGTTACATTTCTATAATAAACTATGACTTCGCCAAGTTCACGAATGTATCTTCGTAACTCTTGAGTGTTCTTAGCCATCATTTGATAATCACCAACGGTCATTGCCACAAAGACAATGTCTCCGTTGTTTTTATCTTTCATTTCATCTAAGAACCTATCGAGGTAGGTGTATCCTACAGGCCATTCTGGGTGTTCTCTTTCTTCTAATGAACAATCCTTCGGCCTTTTTGTTTTTGGATTGCCATCGTCATCTATCTCACCTGTAGGTAGACCTCTACAAGGATTTGTAATGATTGCTTCTGAGACAACATACCACTTTGGATCCTGTAATGAAATAGGACGTGGTAGTGAAGGTTGTATTATTTCGATCTTAACCGGTTTGGTAATGATCTCAACTTCTTTAGTACCAAAGATATTTTGTAAGGTACTACAACCGCTAAGGAACGTCAGGAGCATCAAGCTCGCTAATAGCTTTGCTGTCATTCTCTATATCTCCAAATACTTCTGCTGTACCATTATTGAATCTTGTTTCCATCAACCCTGGTTTAGCAATGGCAAGTTTATCAAAGTTATGTTTAGCAAATATAGCAAGGTACTGATCCTTCTCTTGTTCTATTTGATTATAATTACGTTGAAGATTGCCTAAAGATTTTGTTTGTTTCTCAAAGGATTCTGTGATAGCAGCAATGGCAGCTTTCTGTTCTGCCACAGCCCCTTCCAATTTAACATTGTTTTCTTTGAGAGTTTGGTTTTCGTTATATAACCAATATCCACCGAGACTGAGTACCAATATAATTCCTATGAATAATTGGTTAAACATGTTACTCTTCTTCTGGTGTTTCTACTGACTCTACGGTTTGACCTGTTCGTACGTCAACTTCATCAGCGACGATTCCTTCAATACCTGTGTCAGCTTCGACTTCGGCTTCAGGTTCTGCTGCTAAGTTCATTGTTTCGACTTCTGCGACTTCAGGATGTTCCGCTGTCATGTCTTGGTATTTTGTATTTAAGGCTGCTCTTACACGACTTGTCATTTCGTCGTCAAAAGCTTGCTTTACCTTTAACGGATTGTTGTCTAAGGCTTGTGAAATAATATCATTTACTGGCATGTTATGTTCTCCATTATATATTGTTAGTAATTGTATTTATACATTTTCCAAACGAACCATTAATCTCTCGGCTCGGTTAGTAACTTGTTTGTGCCATTGAGAATCTCTACCCTCAACAGCGGCTTCTTTCCAATCTCCTTTGAGAATGGCTGCATGCATTTTCTTAAATTTGCTTAATCTCGTACGACCCATATTGAACATCATATTAACCAAGATTTGTTGGACTTCGTCCTCAAGTTCTCCAAAGACCCCGTCTTCGTATAAATGGTTGCATTCAGATATTGCCAAGTCCAAATCATGCTCGAAACATTCTTTGACTCTTTCTTCAGTGATTGGTGATCCAACTTCAGCTCCGAACTCTGGGTCACTATCAAGTACCAAGTGTCCAACACCAAACGTAGGGTATCCGAGATGATCTTTGTATATTTCATATACTACACCTTCGTCTACTTTTAATTGTTCAAAGACAGCTTCTCTGTCTAATTTTGTATCTTTAAAAAACATTTATCTTCCTCTTTATGATAATGTAGAAATATCTATTGAGCTTGTTCCTTGAAATTGTAACAAGGATTCTACTTGACTTTCTGCAAAATCTTGAATATTGTTTGCGTAATAATTATCACCGCCTGCATATTCATATCCCCATACTGTAATATCAAACGCAGTGTTCGCAGTTGTAACTTTTGTTATTTCACTATTGGCATAATCTTCAGCACTTAATACAGCAATCATAGGCTGTTTAGAAAATACAGAGGATCCAACAGCAACATCATAAGTTTTAACATTAAGTGTTACTTTCTTAATGGTGTTATCCGTATCAATTTTTAATACTTCAACTAGTTCAAGTACCTTATCATAAACAGGCATAATGATTACTTATAGTTTGCTGACCAATCAGATCTTGGAAAGTTAACAAATGATTTTAATTTGCCTAACTCTGTTACCATGTCACTGAAGTCAATATCAACTTCATCCATACCTCTTGGTAACTTTGGATTCTTACCTGGGAAACCAGGGTATATATCCAATGCAAAATCTAATTCACCGCCACCGACTTTAAGTCCGTTTTCTTTGGCGGTAGGTAAAGGTCCAACAAGTACTTCTTCTTCCTTGAATTGTAAACCTATTTTTCTGAAATGTTTTTGCACAATTTTTAAAGCAGCTTTAACATCCTTAATAACAGGTGCTGATGTATTGTCATCATGCATTGCTTCTTGCTTTATTTTAAATGTGCCGCCAAAACCTGTAAGAACCATATCTGGCCTTGGAGGTTTAGGTAATCTAAAACTTTCGTTTAATTGCTCTGAATCAGTAAATTGATTAAATGATTGCATTCTATTCTCCTTTGTTTATCCTGCGGATGATCCCATTGCTTGCTTGGCGGCAGCACGTTCCTTATCGCGTTCTTGTTTGCGTTTCTCGCGTTCTTTTTCAGTCTCATCACGACCTTTCTGACGTTCTGCATCAGCGGCGTGTTTTAATTTGAGTCTTTCTTTTTCTTTATCTTGTTGATCTTTTAAACGATCAGTTTCAGCCGCTTGTCTTGCTTTCATTTGAGCTTGAGCAACTGCATCTTCCATTTTAACCGTACCCATAATATCTCGAATACGTTTCTTATGTTTCTTGGCGCTCTTTTTAGAAACACCAGGTTCTCCATCAGGACCTACTCCTAATCCAGCAATGTTTCCACCGCCAACATTATTTGTAGGTTCTTCTTCGATGTCTCGCTTCGCCGCCTCGGCAATCACTGCACCGTTTTCATCCATGAATCGTTGTAACGCCAAATCAAAGTCCTCTTCTAAAGATTCCTCTGTTAAATAGCTAGTTGCATCAATTCTTTGTTGTTCGCGTATCAACCATAAGGCTGATGCATACGAAGCAAGTTTTGTTTGTCCGCCAGGAAGTTTTGCTAATAGTTTCTTCAGATTCAAAATCATTTGGTCAAAGTTGCCAAACGCTTTCTTCTGCGCATTCTTCGAGAATTCCTTACGTTTGATTAGGATATTACCCTTATCATCAATAATTCCTTCTTTATATGCTTCCCACTTTTCAAAGGGCGTAACAAGCCTTTTGATAAATGAGTACACTAAGAATAGATCTACTACCATTTAAATTTTCCTCAACCTTGTTTCAATAAACTCATCACCGTCTATAGATTCTGCGTTCATCATCAGATCATCGTATACTAACAACTCAGGCATATAGTTCAAATACTCCACGAACGGTTTTAAGAATTCGTGATACTCATGTAGGCGCATGAATAGCATATTTGTTGCCTGTGGTCCAAACACATTGAATATTACAATGAGATGGTTCAGAATTAACCTTTCCTTCAATTCGTCGTCTTGCCTATAACGAGAGAAGAGTTTGCGGAGATATTGAAATCTCTTTATGTCCTCTTCGAACTCTGACATCTCAGTACACTGAGGGTTGTCATAGTGTTTCATCGCATATAGCAGAAAGGTTGATTCTGTCAAATTCATAACAATAAAGGCTAACTCAGTTAAAGTTAAGCGTCAGCAACAACTGTATCTTCATCCGCTGTGTCACCAGTAATACCAAGGTCGCCAGCATCAGCTGCTGAAACTTTCATTGGTACTAAGCATTCTGCGTAGTGACGGCCATTTGAAGTATGATACAACCACCAGCCCGGTCCTTTAAGACCTTTAGCTCTGTTAGCTGCAACGCCTGCTTCTGTTAAGTCAACAAAGACTGCGTTGTCTTCGTCGTTTGACTTATTAGTATTGCCTGCGGCAGTTTCGAGCCACTTTGGTACGCTAGCTGCAGCGTCTGTTTTTCCCCATAGTGCCATTGTTATTCTCCTAATTTATTATTTTAAAACTTTATAAAGTTCATCAACTAATTCAGCTTTCTTTTTTCGTTTATCAAGTTCAACGCCTGCCTTACGACCTTCAGCCTCAAGTCCAGCTTTTGTTAGTTTACCTAACGCAGCTTTAGTAACTTTAGGACCTTTTGCAGTTGCAGCCTTTTTAGGCTCCTTAACTGGGTCTATTTTAGCAGGAGTCTTTTTGTCTAAACCAAATAGCTTTTTAATCCAATCAATCAAAAACATAATTTACTCCTATTATATAATAGAAATTAACTACCGCAATTACTGGCGGCTAATTTCTTTTTCTTTTCTGACTGTTCTTCTTCAGATTTCTCTGTAGTTTCTTCAGCCTTTTCGTCGTCTCCTTTCCAGTTCTGGTCAACGTAATCAAAGAATTCTTTTTTCTTCGCATCGCTTTCCAATTCTGCTGGACTTTCAACTCCAAACTTTTTCAAACACTTTTTAAAGAATTCTTGATATTCAGAATCCTCTTCGTTTTTTAAACGAGACATGACTAATTGCTCAATCTTGCCTTCGATAATTTCTTTCCAACTCATTGCTCTTTCCTCGTTATATTGTTCTGGTAAAGTTTTTATGAATTTCATTATATCTTTATTATCACCAAAAACACTTAACTCCATTCCAGTTGAAGTTTTTTTAGAAAACGGATTAAGTTTTGCTTTCTTAGCCAGCATCAACGCATTCTTATAACTTTTGTCGTCCATGTCAACTAATTTAAAACTACCGTCTGCCATTTAACTATATTCCTTTTTTAGTTTAATATGTTTATTTATAACAGTTTCGTTATCCGAATCTGTAAATTATTAATACCTTTAATCAAACGGTGATATTCGCCTTCTTCGATTTTAAACCTTACTCCTGGTTCTAGTAATAATGGTAAACAGTTTTCTGGTTGAAATTGCCAACCATCTCCTGATATAACTTCAACCATGCGGTCTTCTTTATCTCTGTGCCAAACAAACTCTGCCTGATCTTCGTTAATATCAAATGTACGAATATCACCAAGATCCGTATATGGCTTACCAGAAATAACTACCACCTCCCTTGAGACCAAGTTCCTTTGCATACTTAGGTAATCGACAGGCCCAGTATCCTGCAGACATTTTATCTGTTTTAGTATCGCAATTGTGTCTGCTTGCGAAGTTCTTAGCTGCATCTCTATCATTGATTTTAGCAGTAAGCCCACCTTTCTCATCGCCGAACTCAATCTTTTTGATATTACCTGTGTCAGGGTTTCTAACATAGACAACATACTTTTTATCTCCACTTGATCTTTTAGGTGTATTTAATTCTGGTTCTTCTTCCAATTCAATCATAGGACTTTCTAAAGGAACAGTAACTCCTTCATATAAACCAAAACCATCATACTGCCAATCTGTAAATTTTTTCATTAGTGATCGCTCTTATCGTTTCTATCTGTTTTATTTGATAATATAAATCGTCTGTTTGGATTGACCGCAATTTTAAACTTAGTCATTAACTTTCTATTCACTAACATTTCTGATGCAGTATCTTTTAATGATAACGCGATTTCAGCAATATGTTTCTTGTTATTGAAAAAGATCTCATGTTCAACTACAGGTCTTGTATCAAATGGTTTCTGACCACGAGTTGGTTTTGAGACATATAATACTTCGCTCTCAAACTTATAACCGTTCTTTTCCCAAAATACCATTTTACCTTTTGTTTCCATTTTATCAACATGGAGCATACTTGCCTTTGCACTGTTACCAGAATCAAACTTTGCACGTACAGGATTCTTTTCCATACCTTTAAATATAATCGTTTCGATATAACCTGCTTCTTGTCTAAAGATTGGTCTTCTATTGACATCCTTAGAAAAGAATTGTATAATTGTCTCTACAACTTTCTTATCAGATACTTTACCTTGTTTCTCTTCTGTCCAAGGATCATAACCTTCAAAATGAGAACGAATACCTGGTGAACCATTTACTTCGATAATATAAGGATTGCCTTTCTTATCAACAAAATGATCTACTCCACAATATACAGCTCCTGTTGCTCTTGCGGCTGCTTTGATTACTTCAATCTCTTTCTTTGATAAATCGTATGGTTCTGTTGTTGCACCTTGGTGAACGTTGTTTCTAAAGTCTTTATTATCAGGTGCTTGTATTCTTTCTGCTGCGGCAATAATTTTACCACCGACAAGTAGTGTACGAATATCTGATTTCATTTCAAAGAATTCTTGTATTAATAAATCAGAATCATATTTCCATAACGATTGGCATACACCTGTTAAAGATGACATACTATCAATCTTCATTACACCAACACCTTGAGTACCTTTTAGTGTTTTAACAATAACAGGGAACTTTCCACCAACTCGTTTATGAGCGTCTTCGATTGAATGTTCGTTGGGTATAGATGATGTTCTTGGAATCGGTATATTATTACGACCTAACAATAATGCGTTGGACATTTTGTTATCGCAAACTAACATAGATTCTAAATCGTTAACAAGTAAGAAACCTATATCTTGTAGAGAAGATACGAATGCTTGAGAAGTTAACGTTCCAATTGCACCTGCTCTTACAAATACAATTGAGTTATGTGTTTCTATTTCAATATCTTTATTCTTGCCGTCAATATTACGAATCTTTACAGTTCCAATATCAATATCGGAATCAGCAATCCATGCTTTTGTTATATCAACGAAACTATATTTAATATCTCTTTTAACAGATACTTCTTCAACAATATCAGCAAAGGTTCCGTCACCATCTCCTGTACCTAATACAACAATATGCAGCTCGTTATAGGAAAGAATTTCTGCTTCTTCCTCGAGAGGGTTTCTTCTGTATTCAGATATGGTTTTCATAATTTATTATACAACATTAGCGCTGTAATGTCAACTACTTCTTGCGCTTATTAGCAGCATCAAACGCTTCGTTCATTTCATAAGCTTCTTCTAATTCTTCGTTGTAAGAAGCGTATAAAGCACGATGCTTTTTCTTATGGTCGCTGACCATTTTATTATATTGGTCTTTTTGACCTTTAGATGGTTTCTGAGTCAGATTCCAACCGCCGCCACCTTTGAGTGCAGCAGTTCTTTTAATCAAACTGGCAACTCTTTTATGTTCACCCTTTTTAATCATATTAGCAATCATATCCATATCTTTTTGATATTCTTTGCTATCTTCTTCGAGCGATTCATTAGCAGGATAACCTTTTAATGGAGTCGGTGATGGGACCAAAGTTTGTTTGATCTTTTCATAAGTTAGTTTGGCAAGCTTTTCTTTGAACTCTTTAGTTCTAGCATCAATGGACTTTTTAACTTGAGCGTCCATTCTGATTTGTCTGTTATCTTCCACA